TTGGATTGCCAAAGTTGTCGAAGCAAAGAAGGCAAGGCAAGCACGAGCACTGCGCGAAAAAGAAGAAAAGGAAAGGGCTACAAATGGATGAACAGCGCACAGACGAATGGTTTGCCGCCCGTCTTGGAAAGGTCACAGCCAGCCGTGTTGCTGACCTGATGGCAACAACCAAAACGGGTTATGCCGCCAGCCGCGACAATTTGATGGCACAACTTGTCATTGAGCGTTTGACCAATCAGAGGCAGGAAAGCTACACAAACGCATCAATGCAGTGGGGCACGGAACAAGAGCCGTTCGCCAGGGCTGCTTATGAAGTCACCACCGGCCTGATGGTTGACGAATGCGGCTTTGTGTCACATCCAACGATTGAAGGCGCAGGCGCTTCACCTGATGGCTTGGTGGGTGATGATGGCTTGGTCGAGATTAAGTGCCCCAACTCAGCCGGGATGATTGAAGCCCTGCTAACCCAAAACGTGCCCGGAAAGTACAACACCCAAATGCAAATGCAGATGGCTTGCACTGGTCGGCAATGGTGTGACTACGTTGTGTTCGATCCGCGTATGCCCGCAAAAGCACAATTGTTTGTCAAGCGTGTGCCCCGTGATGCAGACTTCATTAAAAAAATGGAAGCTGAGATTGTGAAATTTCTTGCCGAATTGGATGGCAAGGTCAACAAATTAAAGGAACTGTTCGAATGAGACAACAATACGAAATCAAATACCCCAGCCGCGAATACACATTGTCTAACGGGGAAAAGAAAACATTTTGGACTACGCACGGGTCAATCTGGGTTGATGAGGACAAAAAATCCATGTCGGTCAAGATTGATAGCTTACCGGTTGGCGACAAATTTACCGGCTATTTCAAAGCGTTTCCGTATGTGCCCAAACATCAACAAAAACAAAAGTCCAGTTATGAGGGACTTCCTGCTGATGATGACTTCGACGAAACAATCCCATTTTGAAAGGAACCATGATGATTAAACGATTCTTGGCCGGTCTTGGCATTGCGCTTGTCACTACAGGAGCATGGGCGCAATGTTCAACGCATACCATTTGGTCTAACAGTCGGGTTGTGACATGCACGACATGCTGTTATTATGGAGGAAATTGCACTACTAATTGCTTCTAATGTCAAAAACGTACTTTGCGGACCTTAGAGTCAAGAGAAAAGAGCTTGGCCTGTGTTTATCTTGTGGAAAACACCCAGCACCATGCGATTCCTGTAGATCGAGAAATCGAGAATACATGCGCCGCAAAAGAGCCGGGATTCCTGCTGAAGAAAAAACACGGCAATGGCATTCCAAACGGCACTATTACCTAAAGTACAAATTTGGCATTACAGAGCAGCAATATGATGAAATGCTAAAAACGCAAAATTATTGTTGCGCCATTTGCAAATCAACAACTTCTGGAGATAAAAGATCAACAAGGCTTTCTATTGACCATTGCCACAAAAGCGGGGAAATTAGAGGGCTTCTTTGTTCATCTTGCAATAAAGCCATAGGCTTATTAAAAGATTCTCCAGATTTATTGCGTTCTGCTATTGGTTATTTAATAAAACACGCCATGAAATGAATGGCAATTGCACAACCAACTGTTATTGATTTTTGGGCCGAAAGCTGCTGTTGGTGACTGGGGGTTCCCGGTTATGCAAACCAAACGCAGCAAGTAGGCCCACCTATCACAAGATAGGACACGACATGCAAGAAATTAAATTGGCAACACTTAAACGCGCTTTGACAATGCTGGATGCAATTGGCGCTCGGTATGCAATCATCAGCCCGGATGGAACACGATTTGGTGATTTGAAACTGGCTGACGAAAAACCCGCTTATAACTTTGCTGAAATGGGTGCTTATGTAAAGCAAAAATTTACGCACGTTGAAGTAGGCGAGGTGATAATTATTCCGGTGGATAAATTTGAGATTGACAAACTGCAAAGCGCAATCACCAGCCACGCCTGCAAAATCGCTGGGAAAGGCAGTTACACCACCTGCCGATCTAAAGACAAAACGCAAATCGAAATATTGAGGCTTGCATAATGTCGGCAAATCACATTTTGAAAGCCAATCAGGATCAATTTCCTGCGGAATTCTTACTGTGGTTTCCCGACAACCAACACATTTGGGTTGCGTTTGTTTCTGAAGCCAGCAAGGTCATCAACGCTGGTTTTAAACACTACTCAGCCAGGACAATAATTCATGTGTTGCGCCATCATTCGGCTTTGGCTGAACGGGGTGGCGAATGGAAAATAAACAACAACATCAGCCCTTATTTAGCCCGACTGTTTGCGCTATGTTATCCGCAGCACAAGGATTTGTTTGAATACCGCGTCACCAAAAAATTATTGTAAAAACATGGCGCGTTCATCTTTGCGCCGCTTATCAAGCCCCGGCAGAACCCTGCCCCCTGCTTTGTTCCAGAGCAAAAAGGCATCTGCTGCGGCTTCCCATTCGCCGCGATTTGCTTTAATGCGGATTGTGCTGCGCTGTAGGTTGCCAAGCCCTACATTAAAGGCAAAAGATACCAGAGCGTCAAAGCGGCCTTGATGCCCAGCACAGCTGGGAACAAGACGTAAAACACCGCGTTCAAAAGATGCGATATCAGCCGCGAATAAATCATCAGTTTCCTGTCGTGTCCACGCACGGTTATGCTCCGGTCTTAGCGGCATTTCTTTACGAATCATTGCCGCTGGTTTTTCATCTGATCTGGTCATCGGCAGTTTGATCTGCTCCTGATACAAAACGTGCCCATAGCCGATTGTCCAAATATGGGCAGGGCACAAATACGGGCGGTTTTTATAACCCTCGTATTTGTGCATCATGTCGGCTGCGGGCTTACTTAGCTTCATTTCTTAGACCAGTTGCGAGAACCAAACCAGAAGCCAATAATGCCGCCCAGCATTGCCATTTCGTCGCTGGAAAAAATCAAATCCGAATATTTGACAATATCGTCGATGCTTTTAATCATCTCGGGATGTTGCCAAAGATAAAACGCCAGGAATCCGTTGATAAGAATCAACTCAATGACAAACAGATATGTCACTGTCGGGCGAACCGTTCCGATGTAATTTGCCACCCAGGTGCTGGCCTTGTCCAAAATCTTTTCGTCGTGCTTTAGCGCCGCTTCCGTCATCTGCGCTTCAGTCTGCATCATCACCTGATCGGTGCGGATTTCCTCGATGCGCTGCTGCGCTGCATACCCTTGCGCTGCCATTGCTAGTTCACGCTCGTTTTGCAATCGAGCCAAAGCCAATTCGTGTTTTTGGTCGCTTTTGTTTTGGAAGAATTCAAGCAGCTTTGGCAGGCCACTGATAAGCAAGCCCCCAAGGGTAGAAATGAGTGACAGCATTATTTTGTTCCTTGTGCGGTTGCTTCCATAATAAACCAGACCGTTGCGCCAATCACGACGAACACAATCAGCACACCGATTAAAAGAATAAACAATTCGTCCAATTCTTGTTGCCGTTTTTTTGCGGCTTCTTTTTTACGCCGTGCCGCGTGTGCCGCGTCTGCTTCCATCCTTTGTGCCCGAGCAGCAATTCTGGCCCAGACATCCATTTTGTTTGCTTGGAAAAACAGCATCTTGATTTGATTTTCAAATTCTTTTGCCTGCTCAATAGCCATTTCCAGTTCAAGCGCCTTACCTAGCGCAGAACCTTTGAATTCGCCTTGTTGTGATTGCTGGACAACTTCAATGGCATCGGCTTTGGCATCAAAATATTTGCCAAGCACCGGCCCAAGTGATGTAACGTCATCAACAGTTGCAGCCACCTTTTTGACCAGTTCAACCGCCGACGATATTGCGGCAAGGGCTGTAACCGGATCAATCATGATTGTTACCGCGCAAATGCCGTATAAATCACGCCAGCCATTGACACAATCATTACCGCTGCTGTCTTGATAATGATGCCTTCAATGCGTTTCAGTCGAGCATTGATCGCGTCATAGCGAATCGCACACACTGCTTCATGCGAATTGAGCCGCGCTTCGGTTTCGTTGATCGTAGCCATGCCAAAATCCTTTCTTTCGGCATTTTACTGACGGATCAAAATTCTGAGATTGCTTTTGCTACGATTTCAGGCTCTACAAAAATCTCGCTGCGGTGCGGCAAATATTCCCACCAAAGGAACTGATTAACAGCCAAATGATCCCGGCTTTTCAACAAGTTGACATTTTCGGGATGCCCAAAAATTAGCGGGTCAGACACCGACCAAAGAACAATGCCCTTTTTCCCTTCGTCCCAGGCCAAGTGCTGAAAGAAGCTGTCGCAGGATACCCAAGTTTTGCAGTCTTGCAACAATTGACGCAGTGCAGCAATTGACAGGTTTTTGCGGAAATCTGGCACTAACTGCTGCTCACCTTCGATGCCAACCTGAATGATTGGCTCATCAATCATGGCAATCAATTCTTGCCAGTAAGGGTAATTTTTCGGATTGTTGTTGCCGCTTTTGAGCCGCTGCGCGTAGGGGCTGATGACGATCATAGGTACAGTTTCCGAAATGCGCTCTCAAGGCTTCCTTGCCACTTCCATGCATCCATCTTGCCGTAGATGTTCCATTGGTCAACGCTGCCAAACAATGCCTGGGCTTCCGCAATTGACCGCCCAGGAACGATTTCCGGGTAACAGGTAAACACCACCGGATTTTTTATCTCGGGCAGGACATGACTGAAAACAACATGGTCGCCCATGCCGCAGTTAAGAACAACAATTGTGCTGTCCCGATAGTGCAGGAAATTGCGAAATATTTGCTCGTCCTGCTCGTACAGCTTTTGGTTTGTCTCGCTTCTGATGCCGCCTTGCGGGTTTTTTAGATGCCATGTGACCGCATCGGAAACCAGCAACACCCGATAGCCCTTTTCGTACAAGCCCCAGGTAAACAGCGTTTCTTCCCGGTGAGCCACCCTTGACAGGCCCGTGTTGTAATCATGGATGCCAGCACGGTAAAGAAATGTGCAATGCAGATGCTCGACTTCCTGCATATGCCTGATGTATGACCATTGAATGTTCGGCTCGGAATCAATCCGTTCGATTACGCCCGTAGCTTTAATTGGCATTGGATCAAATGGCTTGGTCAGCACAGACCCGCCAATTGCGCCAACATTGTCGGCAATCCACTTGCTCAAGTTTGCCAACACGTTTGGTTCTGGGATAGCGTCATCATCAACACGCCAAACCCAATCAAAACCCATTCGGTTTGCAATCTGGTGGTTGTGGTGCTGGCCTTTTTTGCCTGCAAACAACCATTCCCACGGGATTTTTTTTTCGTCTAGGATTTGGAAAAAGTGCGAATAGATCAAATCCGTTCGCACATCCACCGGCTCATCGTTGTCATCAAAGATGACCAGCTTATCCACTGGTCGCGTCTGCATGATGATGGCTTGCAAGGCCAGGGGCAAGGTGCTGTGATAGCGCCCACGGGTTGAGATTGAGCAAAGAATTTTAGTCATTGCTCCACCTGCAAAGCATTAGGTTTGCTCGGTTGTTTTCATCAATGACCTGGGGCTTATCGCTGATGTGGCCTGCCTCATTGATGTACGCAAACTCAAAGCCAGAGAAATGGCTTTCATTTAGCCCATGCAGCTTGTGATGATGACCCCAAAAGCCCGGAGGCTCATTTAGCGGAACCGTTATCAACAACCGCCTGCAATTACGCTTCAATCTCTCGACAATCTCAAGCCCATTGTCCAGATGCTCAATGACTTCAAATGCAATGATCGAATCGTAATGCTCCAGGCCAAATTTGTTTATGTCTGCGTTGACAAATTTACCTTGCCATCCTTGCTCCTGCGCCACTTCAATGATGACAGGATCGTAATCTAGGCCCGTGTAATCAATGTCGCCAAAGAACTGCCGCCCGTAGCCTGTTGAGCAGCCAATCTCTAAGATTTTTTGCCCAACGATGTTTTGTGCCGCCCATTGATATCGAGTGGCTTCCCTTGGAAAAACGGGATCATCTTTAAGAAACACCGCCCGTTCGTAATCGTTGGACAGCTTCCATTTGTACCATTCAGGGTTGTATTTTTTTGCCAGCTTTAAAGTGTTGCCATCGAACACTTTTTGCCAATCCTTGACCAGATTGGGATCGTGCATCGTGCCTTCGCCCTTGTGGTAGATCGGAAACCAGCCAACATATTGCGAACCCTCTAAACGCTTTTCCGTTGCCTCATAAATCCTATAACCAGCTTTTTCGGCTCTGATGCAAAAATCTATGTCCTCACTGCCGCCGATGCCGTAGCTTTCATCCAGTAGGCCCACGGTATCAAAAACGTGCCGATCAATCATTACGCAAAAGAAAATTGCAAAGTCTTGACCCGCCGCCTCAGATCGGCTTTTGATGACACAAGAAATGCCGCAATCCGCATGGTCAAAAAATGGCTTGTTAAATAGATCAAGCCATTGATTTTTCTTTTGCTCAAGAAAAACTGTGTCGTTGTTTAACAGGATCAGCGTCTGTCCCGTTGATGCTTTGATCCCCTCATTGGTCGCTTTAGCGTAGCCCAATGGAAGATCGTTCCAGACAATCTTTAAGTTTTCTGCAAAACCGATTGAATCGAACTTGTGCCGCAACGATTGCAAATACCATTGCGTTTCATCGGTGCATCCGTTGGCAGAAATGACCAACTGAACATTGCTCATGTCCGTCCATTTAAAAATGGATTCGATGCAGGGTTTAAGGTATTTGTCGCAATTGTTGTATGTCGGTATAACTATGCTGTAGTTCATCGTTTCATGTCGTTTATTGTCTGCTCCAGCATCAAGATTCGACGGCTCAACGCCACGCAAGCAACCAAAGCCGCGTTTGCGTAATTAACGCCAAGCATCCCCGAATCTGGATGTTTTTCCACCGAGTTGGGCATTACGTCCAACAACGATTGAGCAGAAACACCATCTTGCCTTAGTTCGGTGTCATATCGAGTATATGACCCAGCTTTCACACCGGCAAGTTTTTCGATCAATTGCCAATCAACATCCAGCCAGGAATGCTTTAGACGCTCATCAGATGAACTGACATGGGACACCGCGTTCAATGCGCCTGTGCTTGGTACAAAAGACACGGGGCTTGATATGGAAACAATGGGTGTTTGATTGCTTGCAGCCGATGCTACGCCAACAACATATTGTGTCGTTGCTGTCGTGCTGGATGTTGCATTGATCGCCGTAGATGGCCCTGCCGTGCCAGTTGCACCGCTGAACCCGCTGAAGCCTGATGTTCCAGATGCGCCATTGGTTCCGTTTGTCCCAGAAAAACCAGATCGACCACTAAATCCGCTGATGCCACTAAAACCTGATGCGCCGTTTGTTCCATTAGTACCGGAAAAACCAGACGTTCCGCTAAAGCCCGAAATTCCAGACGCGCCATTTGCTCCGTTTATGCCGCTGAATCCAGACGTACCGCTAAATCCGGATGTGCCTGATGCGCCGTTCGCGCCGTTGATGCCGCTAAATCCTGATGTACCGCTAAAACCTGATGTGCCGCTGTCCCCGTTCGTGCCATTTATGCCGCTAAAACCGCTTGTGCCAGAAAAACCAGAAATACCAGATGCACCATTGATTCCGTTGGTTCCGCTGAATCCCGATGTGCCACTAAAGCCAGAGGTTCCATTCGTACCATCGACACCGCTAAAACCAGAAAACCCAGATGCTCCATTAATGCCACTGATTCCTGAGTAACCAGAAAAACCGCTAAAGCCCGAATCTCCATTTATGCCGTTGATTCCGCTAAAGCCTGACCAGCCGCTGATTCCAGAACCAGAATATCCCGACAAACCGCTAAAACCGCTGATGCCGCTGTCACCAGAAAAGCCCGACCAGCCACTTACACCAGACCCGCTAAAGCCTGACGTACCGCTAAACCCACTGATGCCTGACGCGCCACTTTCTCCAGACCAGCCGCTAATGCCTGAGCCTGAGTAACCGCTAGTGCCTGACCAGCCAGAAATGCCGCTGTGCCCGCTGATGCCAGACCAGCCAGAAAATCCAGATGTTCCGCTGAATCCCGAAATTCCTGAAAAGCCGCTAAAGCCAGAAATGCCGCTGTACCCGCTTTGGGTGTACATCACCTGGGTGGCTGTAAAGATTACACCAGGGATTGATGGGCTAACAGGTGATGTGCCAGCAGGTACTGATTGAATGGAAATCTGAGTACTTGTAGCAGCCCAGATCAATTCATAAAAATCACCAGCAGTTATCGGAACCACAAAATTGACGGTCATCAAACCATAACCATCAACCCCGCCATGTCGTTGTTGGATGCTTAACCGTGAATCACTGGCAGGCACATCACCCGTGCTGCCGCTGTCGTTTTTACGCAGCCAAACATTTACATCATGAATTTGGGTATCGGTGTTTACAAACTGAATGGAAAAGGTCAGGCTATAAACGCCGCTGTTGGCAAACGTAACCCGCGAACCAGACACCACCGTAACGCCGGTGTTGCCAGCATCAAAGCTGTTAAAGGTAATTTCGTAAGCCGTATTTGCAGCCGCCGCCGTTTGATCGGTGGTGTCCCAAAAGGAACCCCAATTGCCGATTGCACCACCAGCACCAACAGCGCCCGAATATCCGCTGTAACCGCTGTAACCGCTGATGCCTTGCGTAACAGCAAGGGCCAGCAATTCATTATTAGAAAAGCCAGTTGTGCCTGTGCCGCCAGACGAAACTAAGGTGACGGGATATGTCCAGTAGCTTGTTGGTGATGCGGGATTCGTATTTGTCGGGGTTCCCGAAACTTGCCAAACCTGATAGTTTGCGCTTGCTGTTTGTGATTGGATGGTGAAATTTTGCCCAGCTTTAATCAACGCCAGAAAAATATCAACGTCAACATTTGTATCAGTCAGATGGCTGACGTTAATAGATGTTGCGCTGGTTTGGGTTGCGTTGTTCCAAAGCAAATCCCCATCTGTCGGATAGCCCGATGTGATGGTGGTATTTGCCCTGTACAGGAAAAAGTTGGATGACGTTCCCGGTGTTCCGCTGTAACCGCTAAAACCAGAAAATCCACTAAAGCCTGACCAGCCTGAAACACCGGAACCGCTAAAGCCCGACCAGCCGCTTATGCCGCTGCCGCTGTACCCGCTAAAGCCTGACCAACCGGATTGCCCAGACCATCCACTGATTCCGGATTCGCCGCTGTATCCGGAAAGCCCCGAGAATCCGCTGTAACCGCTTAAACCAAGCCCACTAAACCCTGACCAGCCAGATGTGCCAGACCAGCCGCTAAGGCCCGATCCGCTGTACCCGCTTAGACCGCTGATTCCTGAGTAACCGCTAATGCCAGACCAGCCCGACAAGCCGCTTTCGCCCGAATACCCACTGATCCCGCTGTGCCCAGATGCACCGCTAAATCCAGACGTTCCGCTAAAGCCCGATTGGCCGCTTTGACCTGACAGACCAGATGTGCCAGAAAAGCCGCTGAACCCGGATTGACCAGAAAACCCGCTTGCGCCTGACCAACCACTGACACCCGAGCCGCTGTAACCGGAAATGCCCGACCACCCGCTTTGACCACTGAATCCCGATATGCCTTCCAGGCCAGAAAATCCGCTGTAACCGGAAATGCCCGAGAATCCAGATTGACCAATTGCGCCGCTGTAACCCGATGTTCCGCTTGCGCCAGACCAGCCGCTTATGCCTGAGCCAGAAAAGCCAGACAGGCCAGATACACCGGAAAAGCCCGACAAACCAGAGCCACCGCTAAAGCCCGACATGCCGCTAAAGCCCGACAAGCCAAGACCGGAATAACCGGAAAAGCCTGAAAAGCCAGATGCGCCAGAGCCGCCAGGGCCAGAATACCCAGAAAAGCCGCTGTACCCAGACGTACCGCTTGAGCCTGCAACGCCTCGGTTAATGTTGATGTTTTGCCGCGCTGTCGGAACAACCTGAACCGTTAGATTCGTGCCGCTTTGAATCGACGCGGTGATGTTGTTCCCATCCTGAACATTGACTGTCGTATTGTTCGGAACGGCTTGAACGGTAATGTTCGCCATAGCTGCCCCTTAAACTTTTACGATTGCGTCAGATCGGACGATAAAAAACAAAAAGATAATGTTATCTTCCGGTGGTGTTGAACCAATCGACGGAAAACTAATTTTGATGCGGCCTGAAAATCCAGCCCCGTTCACATCGTTGATTGCCATTGCCACATCGCTGGAAATCAAACCCCAGGCTGAATCATCAATCAGCAACGTAAATGTGCCTGTGGCATCATCCCGATTTGTAATTGAAAGATTAATGGATGTCGGAGTTGGCGTGTAGTTGCCAATGTCAAACGACAAACCATAACGGCTATCCTTGACGTTTGAAAGTGTGCGCCGAATGATTTGAGCATCAATGACCGCATCGGTCAAATCAACCGGGGTCACATTATCTTCGCCCGTCAGCGTCAGATTCCAATAAGTTTGTTGATCCCAGACCAGTTCCCCGGCAATGATGGGATTGTCAAAACCCGAAACTTGGGTCAAAGAATTTTTGTTAAAGACAGCCATAATTTCCCCAATTCTCGGGTGGTTACGCGCCCCGACTACTGTCTGGGGAACGGGTCTTGTCTTGTGCGCTGATTATCAATCAGCGTTGTAATGCTGTCTATCTTTCAGCTTGACCAAACAGCAGTTGGTTCTGTCGGCCAATCTAAATTGCCCTCAACAGGGTTAACCGCAATGTTTCTGACCCATGCACGGTAAGTCAAAAATTCTTGCCGATTAAGCAAATGTGGTGTATTTACAGGATCATACACATCAGGTTCATTGACCCAATCTGTTTTTTGCAATTGCGTCACAGCTTGTTGTTTGTTCATTTCCGCAGACGGAACAATGATTGGCTCTGGCGCATCAATTGACATACCAATTGACACCCATTCTGGGCAATCTACAGCGCCAGGATAATCGTTTAATTCATCTACAACAATTGTGTTCACCACAATACGTTCGTCATTAATTATTGCTGCTTTCATCCTATAATCTCCACAATTTGCACCGTGCCAGAAAACCCACCTGTTGTCAAAGGACTGCTAGCGCCAGCGCCACCAAACCCGCCAGAGCCACCAAAAATTAGAAATCCATAAGCCCCGCCTGCACTTAAAACGCCAGATGCCCCAGAGCCGCCAGAACCACCATAATTTCCACCATCACCTGGGTTACCACTAGCTCCCGGCTCAAAATATGCTTGGCCGCTTGGTGGGATAACGTACGGATTTACAGCCACAGATGACGCAGAAGTTGCTGTTGCCGCAGCCCCAGCAGCGCCTCCATTTATGGCAGCACCAGTTCCTCCGACACCACCAGTGCCACCGCCACCGCCGCCACCACCAAAATTAGCTGAACTTCCATTACCACCCGCAAATCCAGCGCCTGCTCTACTACCACCGCCGCCGCCACCACCACCGCCGCCCCCGCTTGTATTTGTTGCTGTTCCCCCGGCTCCACCATTTGCGTTAAATGTGCCACCAGATGCAACACCGCCAGCGCCACCAGTTCCGCTGGTTGTGCCGCCACTACCAGTAACTGACATTGAGCCAAAACTGGTTGTCCCGCCTGATCCACCAGCACTTGAACCACCCGCACCAATGGTTACAGTGTAAGAACCGGCAGGACTAGAATAATATGTTTCCGAATATCCTGCACCTCCAACACCGCCTCTTGCGAAAGCCGTTGAAGTTGTGCCGCCAGTTGCCCCAGTAACTACAACAAACAAAGCAGTTACGTTAGCTGGTTTTGTATAAGTAGCACTTGCTCTAAATATTTTTATATTTACAGCTTTAATTGATGCTGTGGTTTGAGTTGTTGCATCATTAAATGTGATGGCTGTGCCACCCACGGTAATAGGCATGATTGCTCCTTAAGGTGTGCCGCCAGCGGTTACATCGCTGATTGCAGTGAATACGCCAGCGGAAGTCATTGATGCAATGGTTGTCCCGCCGTATTTAAAAATCAGTTTGCCGCCTGATTCCTCAACGGTGAAATTGGTTGTCTTGATGCCAATTGATCTAATGTTCCAATCACCTACAGCGCCGCTTCCTGTTGTGCTGGGCACATCAAGGTTTGTCCTGGCTCCTGCTTGAGTAGATGCGCCCGTTCCCCCGTTGGCAATGGGAACAGCGTTAACCAAACCATCTGATGCATCAAGCTGCCCCGATGTGTTTAGGTTGTTGGCAAGCTGGGAAAGGTTATATGCTTGGGTCATGGGTTATCCTTACGCTGCACCATCTCGGGCAAAGGTCTGCTGATTTAGCAAAGTGAAATTGTTGTTGATGGCGCTTGTCAGGTTGTATCCCGCACTGGTGGCAGTGTAATCGTAAGAACTGCCTTTTGTAAACAATGCGCCATTGGCATAAAGCTGCATGGACAATGGGTTATTGGGGAACACATACGACAGCGCCCCGCTGGTTGAATAGGCCACCGTGTTGGTAATGTTGGAAGCAGGAACTCCCAGGTTGTTTGCCGCCATTTGAATCAGGATCAATCGACCTGTTAAAGCCCCAGGAAACCCGCCAATTGCTGGCAAGGTCAAATCGTAATCAATTTCGTTAAGCGCCGCACCATTAACATACACCAATTCAAAACCATTGACAATGGAAATTTCCGTTGGCGTGTAAGTTGACACACTCGTAACGTCAACCTCAACCCGACTGAATGGACGATATGCGCTGCCTGCTGCTCGATAACGATAAATCGGCAATCCAGCGGTTACGCCCGATAAGGTGGTTGTAAAGGTAATGGTTTTGGTAGATGTGTTGACTGTTGAAACCGTGTATTGTGTCGGTGATCCAGTATTAGCAAACGTCAGCACATCGCCAGCTTCAATTAATTGATATGGCGCATCGGTATAAACCACACTGCTGCTGCCAACCGTATCAACCTCAGTCACTAATGAATCGTAATATGCATCGGTGCTGACTGCTCGCATATTAAGCACAACGACAATTTCACCAGTTGCACAAGCGTTGTTCATGACCACAGTGGATGTGGTTTCCGTATATTCCGTAGTACTGAGCAACACGCCATTTCGGAACACCAACACATTGCCAACAACATGAGTTACAGCAAAACTGGTTTGCCCAGATGTTGCGGAAAAAATTGTTTCAGTAAAATAAAACGCATCGGGCTGAGTGAATCCAACCACGCGACCATAAATGTCAATCGTCAATGTTGCCGCGTTAAATGTCTTGCTGTAAACGCCCGATCCAAAGTTTAGAAATCGCTCTAGCGATACAACCATTGAACCGTTTGTGTTGTTTGTAATATTTAACAACCCGTCTGCACTGCTCACGGCTGTTGTGCCAACCCGCGTAAGCTGACCTGTTCGCGCATCTAGGTCTATGTAATTGTTTCCATCTGGCAAGCCCGACCATAATGATGTGTCAAATTTTGCTGTGTCAGTTGGGACAAATGAGCCAGTTTGATTTGATTGAGCCGCGCCCCCAATGTCAAAACTAAACTTGCGGTTTTGACGATTGGAAAACAACAGGTAATTTGTTGCGCCGAAATTGCTGCTGGCTTGATACCATGTGTATTCACTGGCCCCACCGCCCGGAGGATTTGCTGTGGTGTTGTTGTACAAGCCAAAATAAGCCTTGTTCCTCGGGTTGGTGCTAAAACCAACTGTCCCCGTTGCATTGTCAGCATACGCCACTGCAATGTACCGATTGACATATTGAAACGTCAGTGGTCGCCACACAAGCACACTTGATGCTGCGCTGAATGCACTGCTGCCAAGGGCATTTACCATCCGGGTAAAGAAATACCAATCGCCCTGCGGAATCTCGGTCAGCGTAACAACGCCCATGCTTGCGCCTGGGTTGAATGGGTTGCCGCCAGGGTTGACCGCCGTTGTCCCAGCAAAGATGCGCTGCACATCTGTAGGGGCTGAAAAAGCCGAATACCACACTTCCGCATATTGGCTAATCCCGGCTGATGCCGCCGTAACTGCAACGCCAAAAGACGGAACTGCCGCGCTCGGCAAAATATTGGTAATGGTCGGCGCAGGAACAGTGCCAAATCCTAATGGCGACCCAATGCCGGTATTTGGTGCAGGTGTAAATTGCGTTACATTTTTGTCATCGTAAACCGCTGGATTAAATTCCATCAACGTCAAATTGGCGGTGATTGATCCGTCAGCGGAAAATTGCTCAACAACTTGGGCAACTCTAAACAGTTTGGCTACCCAACCATAATTTGCATTTGTGACAGTGACAATATCACCGGCCTCTAATTGCAAGCCAGAATAATTAATATTGACCTTGATCTGCAAATCTTCCCGCGCCGCTTCCAATAAACGATTTGCAATAACTTGCGCTCGGACGTTGTTATTGACTAAATTCAAATTTACCGTTTGTTTATTTACAGGCTCATTCGGATACAGCAAAGATGGATTAATTTCTGCCAAATCGTACAACGCCGTATTAAACGAATCTTGGTTAGTGCCGTCTGGAAATTTGACTTCAATAATGTTGTAGCTGGACGATAAATCAATTGGGGAAATTTGAATTGCCGACACCATGCGGGAATCGTCAATAGCCATCGCCACTGTGTAGGTGGATGATTGAACAATCACACCCCATTGTGCTGTGATTTCGTTGTATCGAATTAAGCAATCCGCGCAAGATGCCATTAATTGGATGTTGTCCATCACTGTCGATTCAGTGTTCAGCACCCCATCAAATTTAAATCGTGATTGAAATGCCGAACCGCCTGTGTATGTTGTATAGGCGACAGGCGTAAAGCTATAAACATTTAATGCGCTCAAACTGGTGTAATCAATTTGTGATGTTGCCAATGCCGCGCCGTATCTTGTTGATTGCAAATAATCTGCAATGCAATCGCCAGGATTTGTTCTATTGTTTGTGACTTGAAATCGAGTAGCCTGTAAACTGGTTAGATTAGCCGTTTGGCTGTATGTCATTTCAATGATGGCAAACGCTGCATTTGTCATTGACTTTGATGCATCCCATTTGTACACCAAAGAAGCGTTGCTCATGATTTGAATGGCGGTCTGCGCTGTGTTTACGCCAGATGACGAACCATTGCGAAACAAATAAATATTAAGTTTGCCCGATACCGCGTAATCCGTTACCCCAGTGGATTCATCCAACAAACCAATAACTTTATATTGATCGACACCATCAAAAATGCACAGCTTGCCGCCCCAGTACACATCGCCAAATGTAATGTTATCGGGTGTTTGTCCCGGCTCTGTGTTTGTCACTTCGCACAGCGTCATGACGTAAAACAGTTTTTGGTTATTGCTAGTGATGCTCAGATCGGTAACGATGCCGCCGACATAAGCAGTGCCATACACGATTGGCAGCTTGTTGCTACCTGCTGGGGGCAACTGTGTCGGGCTTCCAGGGTTTGGGGTTGCATCATTTGTTCCAAATCCTTTTGGCGAAAATGCTTTGCTAATGATGGACGATGCAACCATATTGATTGCAAACGCCGTAGCCGTCATGGCAAATGTAAATGCACTTACCGCCGTTCCGGTCAAATAAGAAACAATGATTGATCCCGGCATTACATCACCCAAAATTCTTCAAGTTTTTGAAAGCCAAATTTTTCATATTTCAGATTTGGACTGCTTACCATCTTGCTGATAAAACAGTTTGCAATGCGGCCCGCTTCCTTCATCTTAACCGCTTCGTTTAAATACTCACGCAACAATCGGTAGCCTGTTGTGCCGCCCCTGGCTTCTTCATCTACCCAATACGCAAATTCGGTCAGCATCAAATGCTTGGGCGACCAGACAGATGGCATCACGCCCGCGATTAAAACGCCCACAAGGCGTTTGTATTGCTCTGCCACTATCACCACGCCCTGACCCGCCATCAGATGCGCCAGCATCGTTTTAACGTGTTCTGCATCATCAGCATCAGCCAGGAATCCATAAGGCATGTGCGAACGGTAATCCCGCAGCTTGTCCAAAATCTGCGGAACATCAAATGGTGATGCCTTACGAATTTGGGGCCGCATCTTTGCCAAACTGATAGTTAATCGTTTCAATAAACGGGACACGAATCATGCTTGTATCGCCGCTGTTGTAGAACTGCCAGGAACTGTTATTTGTGTATCGGCCTGCAATCCGATTTTGCAGAATCAATTGAATTGAAGATGCAGACACGCTGATTGTTCCAACATACATCCGTAGATCATCCATCCATTGCTCACCAATTGAGAATGATGTAATGATTCCGTTGAAATACTGATACAAGCCGCCCGCGCCGCCCGTTGTAATCAATGCGCCATCCGTATCAAAGAACCCATGCCAAAGTTGAATTGGTGATCCTTTGACGTTTTGCCCCAGGACAAAGCCTAGCATTGATGTATCGATGCCCGACAACGTGACGGTGGTGTCATTGGCTGTAGATTTAATGTCGCGCTGCACCTGCCCGATTGCCAACAGCGTCCCCACTGATTGAAATGGGTTTGCGTCTACCGCAGAAATGGTCATATCCGATGGCGCAGTGGTCATCAGATAAGTGCCGCTGGTTGTTGTGATTCGCAAGAAATCAGCAACCCGAATGTTGCTGGTTCCCTCAACTGGGGTGATTACGTTCACAGCACTTGCTCCAATGCCCTAAATGGCCCAGACCAACTGATAAACGAATCATTAGCAGTTGGCACAAGGTTATAAGTTGGGTATTCCCTCAACACCACAGGGAAAGTTACGCCTGTGTATGTTGTGCCACCCATTGCAACCGTTGTCCCAAATTCACCAGCAACACAGGACACCCCGCTTGTTAATGCCACCAGTAAATTTCGATGAATTGGAACATTAACCGTGCTGCTGCTTCCTCGTTGCACATCAGCCGTGACAATGTACGAATACAGACCGACTTGCACGAAATCGCCAACTCGAAACAAATAATCTGTGGATGCCAATGGCGGCAACGCTCCCAGCACCAAAACTTTGTTGGCGCTTGTTGTTAACCAAAGACAATTACCAATCTGTGTGCTGGTCATTTGCCCTTGATACTTGATGTAATTCAGCCAGCCTGTTTGCCCAAAATTCAAATATTGCTGCAAGGATTTGTCTGGAATACGCAGGCTGTTAAGTATTGACCGGCTTTCCGAATATCGCAGGTAATTCATGGGGCGCATTTCAAATTGAAATGGAACCACCGTTAGAATTTCTGATGTGACCAGCTTTTGATTGCGGCTTAACGTCTGACCAACAAAGCGTTGGTCATTGATTCCAACAGCTTCGCAGATCGACAGAATTGTTTGTAGGCTCATGTTATCGGCTCACAGGTAAAGACCGCTGTGCGCTTTGATTTGCCGCCCAGACTGCTTGTTTATTTTGCGCCAAAAACTGAACCCCCGATTGTGTGTCGATGGCGCTCATCTGCTGAATGAATGGCCCGTTGTAGTTGATCGTTTGACCGCCGCCCATCATGTTTACCAATTGATTGTTGGGAACAATTGTCCCTGCGGTTTTTGGCACAAACAATTCCGGGCCACGCTCGCCCACAATAGACGGCTTGTTTACGGGTGGCTCGCCACCATCAGCAAATCCCAGCCAACCCTGCGCCGCCGTGCTGGCGTAACTTGTCGCGCTGCTATATGCCATTGACGGGCCAAAGAAACTACCAATCATTTTAGAAAACAAGGCGGTGGCCTGTGCTTTCAATTGAATAGCAATCAAATCCGCAATTATGCTTCTGGTCAAATCTTTAAACGACAGCTTGCCGGTTTGGACAAATTTAGAAATTGCCGATTCCATATTTGTCATAACCGATTCAAATGCTTTCTGCCCCATTTGAAATGTGGTAGTTGCATTTGCCATCGACATTTTCATGGCATCTTCAAAGCCTTGACCAAATGTCCCCTTTTGATATTTTTCGGAAATTTGGAAACGCTGTCGAGCAACATCCAATTCCTGTTCCTGCAATGCAATCAGACGCTTGAGTGCATCCTCTCTTGCAGTATCGGTCAGCAACTGATTGTCTAAGATTTCTTTTTTCGCATCGGCATATTTCCATTCGATGCCGAGCATTTCTTGCAATAGCTGGGATTGAGCCGCTTGCACATATCGGTTTTGATCTGCCAATTCCAGCATGACCTTTTGCCGACGAATTGTTTCGCTTTCTAATTGCTGTCGCTCAAACAATGCTGCATTAGCTTTGGCATATTGACCCTGCTGCTCGGCCAATAATCTATTGCCCTCTGCGATTTCTTCGGCTTCCCGTCTTAGCGCATCGGCTCTCATTTCTTGCCGCCGCTTTAAATCGTCCAATTCTTTTTGTTGCTGCCTATCGTTATATTCATCTTGTTCGCGCTGAATTTGTTCTTTTTGAGCTTGTTCTTCCAGCATTGCCCGCACACGCAATGCAAACAAAGCATCTTGTTCAGCAATTTGTTTTTCCGCTTGCTGCCGGTTGTAATCGTCTAACTCACGTTGATTTTGTTCATATTGCGCCTGTTCCTCAAACATCGCTTTCACGCGCCTGCGAAACAAATCTTCTTGTTCTTGAATTTGTTTTTCGCCTTGCTGCGTGTTGTACGCATCCATCTCGGCCTGACTTTGGGCCATCTGCGCCCGCGCTTCTTCCTCCGCTTTGAAGCGTTTCAAAATTGCTTCAAGACGTTTTTTCTCAGCGGCTTCTGCGTCTTTATCTACCCCAGGTTTAACGATGCGCCTTGCTGGCGGTGGAACTGGCGCACCAGCATTGGACATTGCAGCAATATCTTCTGCTGTTGGTTGATTGCTTAATTCTGGTGGTTTTTCTCGTTTGCCTGCGCCTGTGCGAATTTGCGGAAATAACATTTTCCACAAATCGGAATCCTCAAATTTCTTGCTTTCTAAAAATAATTTGTTTAATTCGCCCGTAATAAATTTCATTGTCGGGCCAACAATGGAAGCCATTTTTTCCATTGCTCGACGCGACATTTCCCCAAGATTGTCGTAAGCCTCGGCTGCGGCTTTAATTCCTTCTTCGTGTTCCTTGGTCAATTTTGTGCCAGTTTTCAATGATTCATTGAAATCCCGCGCATCTACACCTTTAAAAGATTTTCCAAAAACGTCCATGCCTTTGGCACTGCGTTTTAACGAATCTTCCATTGCCGCAAGACCAGCAGCGGCTTTTTTAAACAGCGACTCAACGTCTAAGTTTTGCAAATCCTGCAAGGAAATGCCCAAATCCTTCAAAGTCTTTTGAGCCTCAAACGATCCTTCAGCTGCTTTGTCAATGTATTGAGTAAAACTTGAAAGAAACTTGGAAGCGTTGCCAGCTTCGCCGCCGCTTTTTGCCAAAGCATCGCGCAATTGAATAATGGACGAAATCGCCACATCATTGGCCCGAGCAACGTCCACCAGTTCATCAGCATACCGAGCCGCCGCCACTGTTGCCGCCGCAAATGCAGTAGCTGCAACAGCGCCATATTGCTGGGCAAAAGCGCCGACAGATTGCAATGATCTTTTAGCGCCTTCAATTCCGCGTGAGAATTCCGCGCTGTCAAGACCCAGCGTGACCCCAAGGCGACCAACAAAATTTGTCATGTTTTAAACCTGTCTTGCTTAAACCCTGGCGCAGCCATCATGTAAGTTTTCAGCGCGTTGTCTGTTGCTTCCTTTTGCTGTTCCTCAGTCAAAGGCGGCACAATGTAATCATAAGCCGACCCTAAAATCTTGGCTAGCTTATATGGCTGTGTATTGGCGGCTCGCATGTAATTAAACACGCCAGCCGTCAATTGGCCCAACAACGTCAGCACACCCTGATTTCCAAGCACTCCGTCTGCATACATCGTCTGTATGCGAATCATGGTTTCTTGATCTATTAGCGCCAAACTGTCATGCGTGTGCCCATTGAAGATCATGGCGCATTCGACTTGCGTCCTCAATGAGCCAATCAGTTTCCCCGCGTTTCCTTGTAATTGGGGCTAATGGCTTCGGCAATCTTTTCAATTAAAGACACCTGAACTGTCCAAGGAAATTCGGCCTCAACTTCTTCGTATGTCAAATCATCCAACGTCATGTCTGGCTGCTCGGGAACCAAAAGTTTGATGTATTCAACCACTCGATTTTCGGTCATTGCTTTATTTTTTGCCGTTTCCCTCATGGATCGGCCTTTGACCAAAATGTCGTTGTCTTTAAATTCGATTTCTGAATCTTCTGTCGCTTGATCTTTTAGCGCCAACAATGGTTCGCTCAATTGTTTGTAAATACGCTCGATGTGTTGTTCGTCGGGATCGCTGATCTTTTTATAGATCGCGTCCGATTCCGCAACAAACGGAATGCGAACTTTGAATGTGTGCCCGCCCAATTCAAAGGAACGGATAAAAATATTTGCGCGTTTAGCTTGGTATTTTTCACCAAGAAGATTTGAAAGTTTTGTCATGTCTTATCCTAATTGTTTCGCTCGAAATTCGGCAATGCGCCGCTTTAAAATGTCTGCTAATCGTGTAACTGTGCTTTGTGCGTTTGCCTCCAATGCTGGTCTTAAATAAGGTTGTGCGCCGTGTCTTGCAGTGCCAAATTCTTGAGCAATGGCCCGCGCATCGGATTCGATTCCTGCAAAAGATTCTGCATTATCAAATCCCATTTTCTTTAATCGTTTACGGGCTGCGACCAAACCTTTGCCTTCGCTCATCCGCGCCAGTTTTTTGCCTGACGCTGTAGTTACGGCTCCGATAACCGTATCGGTTTGGGTAATGTATTTGCTGCGCCGATCCCGAGCCGTTGGCCTTCTTGCTTCAATTTGCAATGACAACGCAAGACCCATTGTGTCCCTGGGCGCATTTTGTATTGCCGCCGATAGCACGGGCTTTAACGCCTCGCGCACCGCTGGCACAAGCACCCGCTTTGCGCTTTCCTTTTGCCCGAAATCTGCCTCAAGGCTTTTTAATGCTTTGTCAACATCGCCAATGCCTTCCAGCTTGATGACAACGCCGCCCATTTAAGCCCCCGGCTTGATGATTCGGTGGAAAATTTCGTTGTTCAACTCTTTAACGTAAGTGACAACTTCGGCAGGGGTCATTGTGTCGGCATGACGCGCCGCAATTTGATGGCAAAGGCTTACGCCGGTCATTCGCTGCTGCAAATAACCAAACCATTGCTTGCCGTCTTTCTCGGCCTGAGCAGCCAGGAAAGCCAGCAGGTCATCGCTGGTTTTAATATCGTGTTGCATCATGTCTTGTAATGCCCCGCCCCGTAGGGCAGGGCACACCTTCATTAGGTGTTGGTTGACCAGCCGTAGCTGTTGCCGCCAACAGGGTGCAGCGTGAAATTAAACTTGCTTTCCGCTGCGGTGTTCAAATCCCAGGTCATGCCGCCAACCCGAGCGTTGAAGGCATAGGCCACGGTGTTTGTGCCGTCATACACAGCAACCACATAAGTGCGGATAATCGAACCGCTGTAACCGTCACCGCGAATCAGCAACAGGGCAGGGTCTGCGCTGTTCCAGGCTGCGGTAATGGTCATGCTTGTGACCTGATTCTGTGTCGTGATCTTCGCACCTGTACGCGCCCCAGCAACCGCGTAAGCAGCCACCGCGTCATCAGCGCCGAACGGGGGAATGTTCTCGACGGGAATCAACAAACAGGTTGTGCTTGTGCCAGTACCGCCAGCAGATGCGCCAATCAGGTTGGCAACTTGAGCCGTCCAAGTAGACAGTTGTGCATCTGTAAGAGGAACAGGCGACACCTCGTCTTGCATCCACAGGGTTGCCACATAACCGGGCATTACTTTGTTAATCAGAGCCATTTTGCTTTCCTTTAAACAGGGTTGAAGATATTAGTATCTTGTCAGTTTGGAATGTACAGTGTGCAATCCATTACCACCTGGGCTAGATTTTCGTCATTGTCGTATGTGTTGTAAAGCCATGTCACATCAGCTTTTGCCAAGAAAAACCCATTTGTTGATGGATTGCCAAACATGCCGCTGTAGCCATGCAAGGCTTGCAAAATCTGATTTGAAATCGTAAACCCATTCTCAATGTTCTGCGTGTAGACAGAAATTTGAAAAATGGGCGTGTCGATTCCCTTATTGCTTTGCAGTTGACCCGTATAGACCGGCTGATGCACGTTACGCAACATCCAAACAATGAACTGGGGCTGCGTAGCAAAATTGCGGTTGAAGGCTGCGTAAACCGGCACAGGCGCGGCAATGGATGCCAGTTGATACTGGATCGCTTGTCCTAGCGCGAACGGGTTTGTTTGAGCCATTTATACCGCCGTCACAGGGTCTGTTCTGTAGCAAAGCAATTTAACACTCATTCGATCATTCGATTCCCGAGCATCCGTGACGCGCCAAATATGGCCGCGCCATGTAACCGAATAAAGGTTTTGGTTATCGACGATTTCTTTCGCGTTTGGGGTGTATCTAATGGTGAGATTTACCAAATCTTGATACACCCTGTATTTTTCGCTGATCTTTAGACTGTTTGCGACTTCAGAAACTTCGGCCCGCGTGTTAAACCACAAAGTTTGGGCTGTGGTTTGTTGACCAAAACTTGACTGCGAAAAAGTCAAGTTATTGATCGAAATGTTTTCATATCGACGAATCGACATTACATCACCAGCGGTTTATAGGGGCGCAGTAAAGTTGAAACACCAAACGGAATTTCTTTCATTGCAATTTCTGTGGTGTTGCTGCGATTGTTGTACAAATGCACAAACAACAACAGGCCAGCTTGTTTGATTACCGGATATTGCGCCAGTGGGTTTGCTGCTGTGGTGTATTCGCAATAGACGGGGCTTGTCATGGCGGTGTTTAGATTGCTTGGCAAACTTTGCAAAACAATCTTGTTGCCACTGGGGTCATAATAATAGGTGGCAGGGCTAACCGTCACCAAAGCCGGTGGGGTGTCCTGCGTCCAATATTTAACCGCATTAATCACCACCCCTGGCTGTCCTGGGTTTTGATTTTGGCTTACCTCGGGCAGATCAAGCGTCAACGGTGTGCCGTTTAGCGACGATGCGTTATACCAAACCCGATATTTGACCGGGAAAATCGACAAGCCGACGAAATCCTCGATGGCTTGTCTTACCGCCAATTCCAGCGACTCAAGATAACCATCTTGGGATTGATCTTCAAACAGGTTAAGCTGTTGAGCAATGCTTTCAGTGTCGAGCCATTGGGTGAAAATGTCCCGACTGATCTGCTCGACCTTCTCATAATTAAACGGATTGCGTGTCGGCGCTCCGTAATTGAGATAACCGACCTGTTCAATGGTCATGCTTTGCCCCTATTAGGCTGCGCTCATACGAACACCGGCAAACGGATCGCGCACCGAGGAAACAACCCGCTTTTCCGCAAACATGGTGATAAATCCAGGCTGCGTTTGTTCAAAGGATTTAATGGTCATCTGCTCGGTGTCGCCAATCGTCAAGAACCTGGGCCAATTGCCCAGATAGATCGGGAATGCGCTGGTCAGGTACGGATTGGCAATGACCGGGAATCCAAACACATTGCCAACAGCAGAACCGTCTTTGTCGCCAATCTCAAGGAACAGCGGCAAGCCTTGCAGGTCTTTAAGCTGACGCAAAGTCTGGATCATTGTCGGGGTCATGTGCCACGCAGTGCCAGGAAGTGCCCAATACTGCGCTGGCAAGGCGTTAACCATGTCCACAACCTTGTTGTAAGTGACCGCAACGCCGCCCAGCGACACGGTGGCAACAGTGTGGATTCCGTTCGTCATGTTCACGCCCGATGTGCCGTAAGCACTGGCCGCGCCACTGACGTACATATTCAAACCGCGCAGACCATTCTCGCCGCCCGTGCTGGTGGTGGTCGATCCTGACTGATCGTTGTTTTGCACCATTGATGCGCCTTCAAGCTGGGCAAACTCAAGGGCCAAATCTTCTGCCAAGGTGGCATCAAGGTTGTTTACATCCGACAGCACAGCGGTGCGAATCGGCATTTGAGCAACAAGAACACGCACAGGCAATTGCCAGATGCTTGTGTCAATATTGGGGGAACCGCTGTTTGGGGTGAATGTGTAGCCCCAGGGATTCGTGCTGTTTGCCGCATTACCCGTTTTAGCGACAAACTGAATATCCGATCCAATAACCGGAATTTCTCGCGCCATCATACGCAATGGATTTGCGTAACGCAGCGCAGCAAAGGCATCGTCGAAAACGACATTACCACCAACACCCGAACCCGATCCGGTGATGGCAGATGCTTCGCGCAAATCAATATTGCACTCTTTGCCTTCGTAAATTGCCTGTTTGATACCGTTCAGGATTTTTTCGGTGATGGTCATGATTTGTCCGATTTAATTGCTTTAAAAAAGGCAGGGGGCGAACCCCCCGCCAAGGGCAACGCAATTAGGTCGCAGTCGCGGTGGAACGATAACGCACACCAGCAAACGGATCGCGCACAGATGTTGCCAAACGCTTCTCACCGTAGAAAGTGATGAAGCCGGGCAGCGTCTGATCGTACCGGCGCATGACCATGTTCAGACGGTCAACGATGGTGTGGAAACGGCTCCAATCGGCAAAGTACATCGGATACAAGCTAGTTGTGCCAGCCGAACCAACGGTGGTTTGCGAGGGCGTGTCCAGATACTTGTTAACCACAACGTCAAAGCCAAGCAGTTGACCGACGATGCCATCAACCGACAGACCTTCAATACGATTGAAAATCGGGGCTTTCTGATCGTCAACCAGCGAACGGATAGCGTTCAGCAGGATTGGGCTAATCACAAACCGAGCCGATTCCGTCCAGTACTGCTGCGGCAGCGCGTAGATCAGATTGATAACATCTTTGTAGGTGATGTTGTTTGCACCAACGGTGTTGCCGTTTGTGGTGATCTGGTCATACGTTGAAACATTGTGCAAACCGCTAGTCGAGCCAGTGCCGCTTGTGCCAAATGCCGATGTGCTAAAAGTGCCGCCTGTGTAAGAGGCATTAGCGCCAGGGTATTGATCCAAGCCGCGCAGACCATCAGCGCCACCCGAGGAAACAGTGCTTCCTGTGCCGGTCTGGTCATTGTTGACGATCATGGAAATGGCTTCTTGCTGGGCGAATTCGGCCAGCATGTCATCCACCACGTTTGCTTCCAAGCCATCAATGTCGTCCAGAGCCGCAGTGCGGATCGGGAACTGCACGTTGATATCCTTCAGCACGATTTGCCAAATGCTAGTGTCCTCAGTGGTCGGATTGATGTTCAGCGTACCGTTGTTCTGGATCGCGTAGCCCCACTGTGCGCCCGCGTTGCCGGTTTTAACCCGGAACTGATAGGACGAACCATCGGTGGCAACGGTGCGAGACAAGCCGCGCAAGGGATTAGCCAAACGCAGGGCACGGAACACGGGATCGTAAGCAGTCCGACCACCCTTGTTATCGCCGCCAGCAGTCAGGGCAGATGCCTCAGACAGATATGCTTGCATTTCGGCTTCGTTGGCAAAAATCTTCAGTTCTTTTTCAAACTGCGATTTGCCGTTCACAACTTGACGCAGTTGCTCACGAACCGATTTGTTGACTTCCTTACGGACGCTGGGGCTTGTGCGCTCGATAATAGCGGGCGCTTGCAGGGTGGAAATTTTGGCTTCCAGGGCTGCAACTTTTTCGGTCAGTTCAGCTTTAGCAGCATCGACTTTGGCTTCAGCAGCCGCAGTGATTTCGCTAATTTTGGCTTCGTTGGAGGCTGCAATAGCGTCCAGCTTTTCGATGATTTTGTCAGACATGATTAACCTTTCAAACGTGCATTAAGGGCTTGCATCAATTCGCGTTGCTCAAGTGCTTCGAGAATTGCTGCTTCTTCGGTCACATCCGCATCAAGATCACCTTGATTCGGCGCAGTTTCAAAATCGTTTTTAACAGCCTCACGCTGTTCTAAAACTTTCTTGAAGGTAGATGCGGCTGTGACCGCATCTTTTTTGGATAGCCCTGCCTCGCGCAGCGCCTTCTCCAAAACTTTAAGATCGGCTGATCCGTCTTGACGGAAAAATTCCAGCTTTTGCACTTCGGCTGCTGGATTGTTGGGGTACATCACCACGGACACTTCGCGCAAGCCGCCTTTGGTGATTTGAAAATAACCTTCGTCGGCATAATCGCCAGAGGCAGCGGGCATCACTTCGCCATCTTCTTTAACCCACTGATATTGTTCAGCATACGCGCCAACCGACACGCCGCCAAACATTGCAGGGCTTTCGGTCATGACGTTATATAGGTCTGCGCCTTGATTAGTGTTCATGTACAGCCGTCCGGTAGCTGTCATGCCTTCATCGTCAAATGCAAATTCTGTCCATTCGCCAACCGGAATTTGATCTGCCGAATGATTGACAAACATGGGCAGCGGCCTGCCCAATGAGGTAAATTCCTTTGCCCAATCCATAAAGCCTTCAGGTTTATAGAAAAACCTGCGACCATCAGCACCCTCACGCGGCCCCCAAGTAGTAACTCGGGCCTCAATCTTTCCGGTCGGTGCTTTTCCGCTTTGTGCGGCCTCTGTTGCTAGTTTGGCTTCGCACAGGATCAGCATTTGCTTGGTCATGTATTACCTCAACGACTTTGGTTGTATCAATGTCGTATATTGTTTTTGGTGGCCTCCCGCGTTTAGGCGGCGGGTCAGCATGTGGCTTATATGTTGCCAGGGATGCTACCACTAAACGGAAAATTATGGACAATTTTATTTGCCAATGTTCATTTTCCGGGTTTGATTGCCGCCCCCGCCCCCGGTGTCTTGCGGGCTGCTGCCAGGAATTGGTTCCGCTGGTTTTGCGTCATTTTTCAATTCGTCGGCATTATCAATTTTACTCATGCCCAAATATTCCCGCGCTTCATTTGGTGTCATGATGCCATTCGACACGCCAGATTGAGCAAAATTCATTTGATCCAGCGGCGCACCCTTCAGGAAATTTTTGGTGTCAAATTCCACATAAAGATTTGGGTAGCCATTAAAAAGCTGCTGCTTTAATTTTTGTTGGACGTTCACCAAAACCGGATACATCGTCGATTTATAGAACTCGTCCAGCATCGTTTGCGTGTTGTTGTATTTGCTATCACCCACGCCAACCATGCTTGGCGGCACACCATACACAGCGCAAATCCGCTTCATGGTTTGCAGCTTTAGGTTTGCCAAATCGGTATCTTGCAAGGTCAAAGGCTTAAGGGCTTCGTATTTCATGCCCTGATCGAGCAGCATCCCCTGTCCGGGTTTGCTCTTGTCGGTTTTTTGGCTACCGACCATGCTAGACCATGCTTCTTTCAAGCGTGACGCAATTTCTTTATATTTGCTGTCGGGAATCACCTGCTCAGTGATAAACAAACCGCTGGGCTTGGCCCCGTTCAGCATGACGTAATTGGCATAAAGATCAATATCCTGATCCAGCCCGACCAACTCAGCAGCCAAAATGCCTTTGTTAAAACCTGCCGAACCTTGCCAAGCCTGATCCTTAACGTGCATCACCTGATGCGCTGCCAAAGGCTCGTCTTTGCTAAATCCGTAGCTTGGGGTGCTAAGACGATAAGACGGATATCGAGCAGGCGTAATCGTGACAGCAATCAACGTGCTGTCTAAGATGTACATTTCCAAAGGTGTTTGCGTGTTGCTATCTTGGTCTTTCCTCCACCACAAGGTAAAGGCTTCGCCAAGCATTTCATGCCACATCATCCACTGATACCAAAATTCGTATTGGCTTTGGAAGTTATTAGGGTTTTCCAGTAGCGCCAACACGGATTTGGCTTTTGCTTTGTCCCTTGTGCCAACTTTGTCTGAGCAGATGGCATCGACATATGTGCCATCGTCGGCCTTTGCCATAATCTTGATTGGCAACTGAGAAATGGCCCGAGCCTTGACGGAAACGCACGACATAACCGTGCTATTGCGCGACAAAAGGCTTGTATCTACCGGCCTGCCTGCATCAGTGGTGCTGCTGGTGGTTACATACAGAATCTGGGTGTTTACCGTTGGGCGCTTGTTGTCGCCTTGGTAAACGATATTATTCCCAAGCGCCGTTTGCCCATAAAGCGTGTTTGATTCATCCGCTTTTGCAGCTTTACGCTGAAAAATTTCGGGGATACCTGGGATTTTCATGATGCGTCCTTACAAGGTGCGGAAACCAAATCCACTCATTGCGGGATGATCTAAGCTGCAATGCATCGCAATGATAAGCGCAATAATACCATCTACTTTTGCACTTTTGTCTGCTTCATTCTTGCGAACCTTGACGTTTCCGTTCACATCTATATAAACCTCGCAGTTTCCCAACTGCCAGCCCACGAATGGATTGCCATCATGCTTAATCGCATGTTGCATGATGAGTTTTTCAACGTGTTTTGACGGGTTGCTAAGTACCGCCATCCCTTGCCCAACCTTTTTGACCGGCAATCCTGAATCGTGCAGCCTTGCAACCAGTGACGCTGCGTTGTATGCGTCATAGCCAATTTCCGTTACATGATATCGGTTTGATTGCTGGATGATGTAATCGCTGATTTCTCGGTCATCCATCACATTGCCTTCTGTGATGTGCAAAATGCCCGATTGCCGCGCCACACGGAAAATATCGCCGTAATGTTTTGGGATTAGGGAAAACCCTTCCTCGGGCATAAAGAATTTCCACTCGGCTTGAAAATCCGTTTCATCGTACCGCTTGAGCGTACACACCGCATTCAGGTCGCGCACGGCTGCTAAGTCAAAGCCAATAAAAACGGATTCTGGCTCCCGCTGGGTAATGATGTTGCACTTTGGGTCATCCCAATAGTTCCGATCCACCCAGGCGCTATTTGCACTGACGTACAGATTAAGGGTTTTGCACAGGAACTCATTCAGGGCTGCGGGCTTGTGTTTGGCTTCGTCTGCCCGCTGTGCAATGGCTTCCTCAAACACGCTAATGCCGTGCATGGGGTTTGCCTTCGCCCAGGTGGTCGGATCGCGCCAATCGTCGCCAGGATCAAGGCTGTAGAGCAGGCCAAACCATCTGGGGTTGTCCTCGGCCTCCCCGGACAGCATCGCTTCCAGCATCTGCATATCCTCGTAAAACTTGGTTTCCTTTGTAAAGCTGGCGGTGGTGATATAAACCCGCAGCGGGTTTTGACGCGCCACCATGCCCGAAAACAAAACCTCAATGCTGTTGCGATCAACAATCTGCGCCGCTTCGTCAATGATGGCGCAAGACGGGTTCTTGCCGTCCCCGGTTTTTTTGGTGTCCCTGCTAAGGGCTTCAAACCGACTTTGGGCATCGCCCAGCTTTGTGATGCGGTTCCTGCTCGGGTTGAACAGCGCAGCCACATCTGGCGGCATTGCATCGACGAAACCTTGTGCCGCCGTAAACACGATGGATGCTTGGTCGCGATTT